TCTATCTACAACAGATTTTTGAGGCCGAATCTTTGTATTTTTAATGTCTCCTGTAAATGTATCGCCCTCAGTAAATTGATTTTTAGATGGATCAAAATCAACACCAGACTGTTTAGAGATATTCCTTTGACCTGTATAAACCAAATTTTGCATAGTACGACTACGTTTTGATAATTCTACAGCACCCCCACTGGCATACCTATTATTATTCATAGCCTGTAAAGTGGAAGCACCCAACTTTTTAGCACTACTTTTCTTAATAACAAATTCACCGGGACTCAACATAGCCGGAACAGTATCTCTACTTCCAGTTCCTGGCACAAATCCACCACGAGCAAAACCATGAATCTTGCCACCCTGATTTCTACGTCTTGTCCCACCAACCAAAGCAGCTAAACCTGGAGCGGCCAGTTGACCAAGTTTCATACCCATCAAAATTGTAAGCAAAGGTATCACATCTTCTAAAGCTGAAGCAACTTTAATAAACGCACTAGCTATTTGTAAAGCACCAGTTGCAAGACTTCTAAAACTACCACTATCAGCAAACTGTCTCAATAAGGCACCAAACTCTTCCTTGACTTTAGTAATTTCCACACCTAAACCAGCTTGAGCTTTTGCAGCATCTTTTGCTACAGAGCCAGCAGAGTTCTGTGCTACAGCCAATGCGGCTTGAGCTGTAGCAAACTGTTGAATTAAAGGAATAACTTTACCAACCTGCCGAAAACCACCCAACTCTTCAACAATATCACTAAATCTTGCCTCTCTAGGATCTAATTGAGATAATCCTGCAGACAATCTACGGACAGCTTCATAGGCACCAACAAATTGTCCTTGAGAATTACGAAGCTGAACACCCAACTCTTTCAATTGATCAACTGTATCAGTACGCTGAAGACGAGTAAAAATAGTTCTTAAACCAGTCGCAATGGTTTCTGCAGACTCTCTAGTTGTGGCACGCACTGAAGTAAATAATGCAATCAATTCATTAACACTACCACCAGTAGCAGCAAATACACCACCCACTCTACGAATCACAGTAATTAAGTCACCGGACTCAACAGCAAAGCTTTTAGACACAGAGTTAATAGCATCCATTGTAGAAGCTAAGAATTTAACATCCCCACCAGCTCTTCTAGCCTCATCTGAAAATTGTCTTAAAACCGCAATAGCACCTTCGGTAGTATCTTGTATACTATCAAAAGTGGCAGCTAGTGTAGTTTGTGCCAACGTCTGTAATGCTTGTTTAGTCTTCGTTGCAGTAAAACCAGCTTGAGACAAGACTCTCGAAACATTTAACAACTCTGAGGATGAAACACCTAAACTGGTAGATAATCGGGTAACTTCTTTAGTTAAACCCTGTAACTGAGATACGGATTTACCAGTAACCTGAGAAATCTTAATTAACTCTCTTTCAAAAGCAACAGCTTCTTTGGTGCCGTTTCTAAAAGCACGAGCTAAGGCAAGCAAAGACCCAGTTGCAACAGTAATAACACTAAATCTTCTAGCGGCTTGAGCAAGGGTGGTATTCATGCGACCAATAGATTTCGTAGATGCATCGGAAGCCTTACTAACCCCCTGTAACTCCTTATTGAGTTTAGCTACTTGCGGTGTATTTGCCTTGACTTTTACATCTACATTAATACCCTGAAGCTGTTTTCTAATTTGGCCAACAACTTGTGCAGTATTTGTAGGTGCCTGTAACTGTATCTGTGCAGTAAGATTGAATCGCTCAGCCATCTTTACTCCGCTCTATAAAAAAAGGGGGATACGTAAAAGTTCCCCCTAGAATCATGCAAGTCCTATTGGAATATACACAATTAAACGGTTTTAGTATCCGTTTTTGGTGCTCTCGCTTTCCTTTTTGTGGTTTTAGTTTTAGTAGTGGTTTTATCTGTATTTTCTTCAGAAGTAATGGGTTTTCCATCATCATCTAAAAATGGCTTACGTTCTGCAATAGACTTCTTAACCCAAGTTTCATTACCATCATCATCGTCAACCGAAACCACTTCTTCTCCATCCATATTGACAAAATAACTATCTTCTTTGTCTTGTTTTTCTAGTCCTTCTTTAGTACGATAAGCGATATATCTACCATCTTCATTGATCAACTTACCTTCTGAATCAACCAAGTGTCCGTCATCGTTAATAAATCTCAAGTCCTCATTAACAAATTTAAATTCTTTGAGAAATTTATTCTCAACTAATCCACCTTCATAATCAGGATCAAGACCATATAACATATTCGCTAATTCACCAGAAGCCTCAACCACCCAAGGTTGATCGGTTTGTGAATCATAAGCCTGCTGATCAGGAAAATAAGGCTGACCAGTATCTGGATTAATCATACAAACACGAACCAATTCTGCAAATCTAGCATTATCAGCTTGTCCTTCAGCAGAGTTTGTATCTAAAGCATTTCTTTCAGCAATTAAATCCTTGAACCCCTCTCTTAGTTCTCTCAACTTTAAAGCAGCCGCTTTAGCATCAGACAGCTTAACACCACCACCCTTCAGTAAATCTTCCTTTTCGCTAATGTCTGTAAGAAACTTCTGGTATCTCTTTTCCTTGTCTTCACCCCATATACCCTGATCAACCATGTGATCATTAATTTTTTGACGTAGTAAGGCACCAGAATCTAAAGCCACTCTAAATGCTTTATTATATTCCACCTGTGAATCTCTATATTGCTTAGCTGTTGGATTCTTAATCAACACCTTCACAACATTTCCATCTTTGTCTTCACTTTCAATTGTCTTTTCTTTTTTATCCACCATCATTTATCTCCTTCTGACTGAACCATTGGTAAATTAATAAAATGTTTCTTACGAGTAATGTCGTAATTAATAAATTCTGTTTCCAGAAGCCTTATTTGAGTATTGCCACGATCTAATATTTTTGCACGAGTATCTTCATAAATATCATGTATTTTCTTCTGTTCTGGCGTTCTTTCTGATTCAGATATATCAAAACCCCACAAAAAACCAAACTGTTCTTCTATAGTAGATAAAGCCCCAATCATAGTTGTTTGAATTTTCTTTTTAGACGCTTTAAACAGCTTGTCCCTAGAAATGTCTTTATACCGTTCTTCCCTTGCGTGTTTTAAATCAAGTGATTTTTGTAAGAAATTATTATCCATATTACCTTCCTTTTATTGTGTTTACTGACTGTGCATGGCCTTGTGTTGCCATATCTTGTTGTATATCATGTAATTTTCGAAAATCTAAACTACCAGCTTGATCAATTTGAGTATTTCTATTACGTATCGTAGATCTACCCACTATATCATTTAAATCATATATTTCATTTGCCGAATCTTGATTAGAAGCCATAACAAAAACCTCTTGAGAATTAGCAATTTTTGGATTAGAGGTAAGGGCATCAACTTCTTTTTGTTTTTTATCCTTTTCATATTTCCTACGCTGAACTATAAACCAGCCATCTAAACAATCATCATCCTCAATAACTTTATCATTGGGCCGTTCATGACTTTCATAGACGTTATCATACATAAAAGAATATGAACATAATTGGGTTTGATTGACAGTAAATTTAGTGCTACACTTACCTAATAGATTCCCACTTGTTTTACCAATCATCCACATTGATCTCCAAGGATCATTTCTTGCAATCATTCTAAATTGCAATGAATCAATAGCGTGCTGACTCACGATACCCATAACATCTGACACACTGTAATAATCCCAATCATAATTATTACCATCTTCATAGATTGTAGATGCTTCGATAATCCATGCAGATCTAGCAAAATCCGCTAAACCCTCACACGAGATATGATCTAATGATTGATTTCTAGTAAGTATTTTAGCCCGATCTTTTTCGAAAAGTCTTATATGGCCTTTAATACCCTGTACTTTTCTGCGATCAAAATGAGATTTATAAGCTTCAACCTTTAGATCCTCAATCTTCTTATCTAATTCCTTTATTTCTTTATCATCGTCGGGTGACCATAACTCGCGATAAAATAGTATCTCCTTCAAATCCTTCTTAAGCAAGATATTGTTAAAATATGCTTTATTATAAGCGTCATCATATATCTCATATGATTCTTCTAAAATATCATCCGTTGGTTCTTTTACATATAGAATAAGATCGCCCAGCTTAATGCGTAGGCGACCTTTGATTATTCTATACAAAATCTTTTCATGAGAAATATCCATCCATTTTTCCTAGTTATATTCACTCGCCACAATCCTAATTTTAAATGGCTATCGCAAATATAGAGTAACCAAACTAAGCGTGATCTTTACCACCCTGAACAGTCAACACATTAAAGTTACTATATGAATAAGTAATGGTAGCATTTCCACCCCCGGTGTCACCACCAGAGTAAGAAACAGAAGCTAACTTATTCTGAGTTCCTAAGTCAAGAACCGTACCAGCTAAGTCTTTCACAACAATCGTTTCAGCGGCAAGGTTAGGAGCATTACCAGAAACATTAATCAAGTCACCAGAGGTTGCAATAACTTCAAACTCACAAGTAACTTCGATTGGGAAGGTCGCGTATCTGTGATAAGGACCAAACCGACCGAGTTCCTGAATGTTTTCTTGACCAAAGTCAGTACTAACATTAATACTTTGAATATGGGCACCACCATATGCGAATGCACCATCGTCACCTCTTTGTGCTTTAACGATGTAAGGTAAAGTCGAATTAGCTAAGTCAACATCAACCTTACGAACAACACCAGAAAGTGGTGTATCTGTACCGTTAATATTAACAGTTGGATTGTCAGTAGTCCAGTTTGCATTAGGACTTGTGGCAATCGCTCCCGCTACAGTAGTAGCATTCCAGAATCTATCATTACCAACCAAGGTAACAGATTCAGTAGCACTACCATCGACACTATAGCTATAAGCCACAGAACTTACATACATACCTGAGTTGTAGCACACGTTTCTAGGAACACCAGTAGCATGTGATAAGCCGTCATCATAAATAGCCACATAGACATCAGCTCTCTGTTTAGAAGCTGCTACAAGGTCTGTTTTACAATTACCATGAGTAGCCTTATCGAAAATTAATGAGTATCCATCAATAACCTTTTCGAGAGTTACTTCAACATCAGCAATCTGCTCAATGTTTTCATAGATCTCAATTTGACCCATTTCAAATACTTGGTCAAGAGTAAAAGTGGAACTCATACCCACACTTTGCACACCGTGAATTACATTATCTGCATTAATATCAGTTTCGCCACGCTGAGCAATAGCAACAGCTTGACAGGCATAAAATATACGTTGATTACGTGCCATGTTAATCTCCTATCTATATAGGTAAAAAATCCCCTGGTAAAGGCACTTTTATATACACACAAAAAGCTTTAAATTGCTTTAACTTGAGTAGAACAACTTGTAGTACCAATATATAATTCTGGAGATAGCTGAGTAATTTCTGTACCTTTGGAGTTATTGATCCAACATTTACGATAAAAGAAATTGTCAATGATATTTGGATACATACCGCTAGGTAGAGCGTTTTCGTTTAACTCATTACGATAGTTATATGGAAAAGCACCAGATAAAGCAACTTGAGTAGTATCAAACAAATGAATAGTTCTTTCGTTTTGGTAAAGAATACTATCCATTAGATTTGCACATTCCCAGTGATTTTCACTCATCACATAGAATATAGCTTCGTTGTTTACCCATTGACCCCCACCAAGCTGATATCCTTGTAAAGATCTAGCTGGAACAACCTCTACAGCAATAGCTGGTAATTGTACTCTGGTTTGGCCCAACTGTGCCCAACCGCCAGATCCAGTAACCTGAAAACCTTCATCACTTCTAAATGATCGCTGCTGTAGCTGCCTAAACCAAGGAACACCTTCCGCAGGAATGACTTCAACCCATTTATGACTATATTCTAATTGAACAGTGCTAGTTGTTGTTTGAGCAGAATCAAATACAACTCTACCATTTGGATAATCAACATAAAATGGTTTGGTCACATTGCCTGTAGCATAGAAAGAACCATCTACAAATACACCAGAGATTCTTGTGGGTTGTGTAGTAGTAGCACTAACACCAGTCTCCCAGACCCAATTTTTTCTATAACCTTCCCACACCTGACCATCGGTATAATTAGGATCATCAACTAATCTTAATTTATGCCTATCGCCACCATAGATACCAGACTGAGGCACTTTAATATTATAAAAAGAACCACGATCTAAAAAGCCCCAATCATAAAATGAGATCAAATTATCTAACAAGATATTAGACAGGGTTACATCTTGAGCATTGCTTAAATTTGCTAGTTTTGTATGGGGTCCACCTGCCATTATTGCATAGCCTTTATAATAACACCTTTGATTTGTGGAGAAATACCATCAACGGCTCTAGTAATAAAATTATCATCTACAGTTCCAGCATATTGACTACTGACTTTAAAAGGTCTTTCGTCTACGGCCATGTAACCACCACCACTTCTACCTTTACCAGCCCCATATTCAACACCAAAATTAGCAACAATAATCTGCTGACCAAGAGTAAGCAACCATCGCAACCAAGGTAAGGAAGCCCCTTTTGCAGTCATTTGTTCAGCAACCGATAGGGAAAACAGGTTATTATAATCAATAGGCTGCATTGTGATTAATAAACCACCTTTAATTCCAGCCGCAGTAGCCTTTGCTTGCTGTATCTGAATATCTAAACTACTAACAATAGCACTAACAATAGCCGAAGAAGGATCTGATGTAAGACCAAAATCAACACGTAAAACACCACCAGACAATGAAAGCATTTCTGGACTAGAAAGTAATGCCGAAGAAATTAATGGTTGGAGTTCTCTATAGATCCGTGCCACATTTTGAGACAATGTTTTATTAAATTCTTTAGCTAAAGCTATATGAATTTTCTTCATAATAGCATTATTAGACTCTAGTACTTTTAAAGAAATATCAGCCATCATTCCTATTCCAAAAAGTTACCACATATTTTGTATTGTTTTGTTTAAATCCTTGAGGATAAGAAGACCCGCTTCTAGTATATGTCATCTTATCATACTTTTCTATACCATCGTAATTAGGTATTAAAT